AAGTTGCAGCTTGATGCACAGAACCAGCAGATGCGGTCAGAGCAGTTCCAGCAGAGGCTGGCGGCGCAAGAGCGTCAGACGCAAGCCCGTATTGATTCCGCCATGCAGAGAGAGTTGTTAAAACAACGGGGGCAGTAATGATCGACAAGTCTATTCGGTACATGCAGGAGGGCGGTCCGGTTAACCCGTTTGATGAGCAGGTAGCCGAGCTAGAAAAGACTGTAGAGGATCAAAGGAATTATACCTACGTCCACCGGAATGAAGAGGGGGACGTGCGGTATACCCTGCCTATAGATTTTGGCACTGTAGACGAACGGTCTTGGGAAGGTGGAAGCGGGAATACATATACCGGAATCGACGTTTATACGGGTGTTGGTAAATCGGGTAGTCCAAAATACAAAACACTAAAACGTAGTCAGTATGGAGAAGTCTTTTCTGCGTTAGACAACTACATGTCTAACAAGCGTAAATTGGCTGATCTCAAAGTACAGCAGGCTAACTGGACGGCTCCAGAGCCACCTGCTCCAGAGCCACCGGCTCCACCTCCAGCAGAACCAGAGGTGCCTCCTACTATTGTTCCAACTCCGGATCCGGTTCCGCCGCCTGTGGCTCCGGCCCCACCGCCACCGCCGCCTCCACCGCCTGTGGCTCCTCCACCGCCGCCTCTACCTATTCCTTTGCCGCCATCCGTGGTTAATCCGTCGCCGCCGCCTGTTGTTGTGCCGCCGTCCCCTGTTGTGCCACCCTCTCCGACGCCGCCGCCACCGCCGGTTTATACGCCGCCGCCGCAAGACACGGGTTTGCAGAAAAGAATGGAGGAGATATTAAATCCCACAACACCTATGGCCCCTGTTACAACACCGGGGGGCCCTTTTGTTAGACCAACTACACCCATGCCAAATCCTTTTGTGCGTCCTCAACAGGACGTTATAAGTTCACCTTTTTCTAGGAACGTGCCGCTTACTCCGGGAGAAGTCTTAGCCGCAGCGCGTAATCCGTTTAAGAGGTAACACGGGGGATATAATTTAGGGGGCAAAAATGGATCCAGTAACAGCAATGGCGACCGCTTCTGCGGCGTTTGGAGCATTAAAAAAAGGGTTTGCGATAGGGCGGGACATTGAGTCAATGGCTACCGACCTTTCGCGTTGGATGGGTGCGCTGTCTGATCTTGATCAGATGGAGAAAGAGGCGAAGAACCCTCCTATCTTTAAAAAATTGTTTAATGGTCAGAGTGTCGAGCAAGAAGCCATACATACCTTTGCTGCCAAAAAGAAAGCAGAAGAGCAGCGGTACGAGCTAAAACAGTGGATAAGCATGACTCTTGGCAGAGCAGCTTGGGATGATTTGGTTCGTATGGAAGGCCAGATTCGTAAGAGACGCCAAGAAACATTGTACAAACAACGTGAACGCCGTCAGAAGTTTGTTGAGATTGTAGCTTGGATCTTAATGATTGCCTTGGGCACGGCTATTTTGACTTTCTTCATTATGTTCTTGAAAGGCAAGATAGCCGATGCTAGTGAGCTTATGACGACCTGTCGTAAGGTCAAATGCGAAAAATTGCAAAAGAAACAGGTTGTTTGTATTTTCCGAGGGCAGAACAACACCATTGAGTCTCAAATATTTGAGTATATGGAGTTTATTCCTTCGGAGTATCAGTGCAAATACGATCCGAATGCGAAGAAAGAGATGACTGTGCAGGAGACATTGAAGGCGGTGCGGGAGAGTCAGAAATGAGCAAAAAGTTTCAAAAAGACACCGAATATGCGAAGTATGACCTAGACGGAGACGGTGAGATAACTGACGATGAACTAGAACACGTCAAGGAAATACGTGAGACAGAGCGTGACTTGCGTAAGAGCTTGGCGCAACTGCGTATGGCACGGTTTACCTTGATTGGTATGGGCTTGTTTACTGCGGCAATGTTTACTCCTTGGGTCACTATTGAGCGCATAGAGGCTTTGAGTGATATCAGCAACCTGTTCTACATCAGCGGTGCAGGTATTGTCGGGGCCTACATGGGTACCACAGCTTGGATGAGCCGAAAGTGATAGATGCCTTTTTGCTTTTGGTATATTTAGGAACCGGGGATTTTAGAAAGCTTGAAAGTGGCGATATGCACTTTCAGTCTATAACGGAGTGCAACTATTTTGCCTCACAAGTGTCCAAAAGGTATGGAAACTATACATCTTCGCAATACATTGACCAAAAGGACCGGGTGACGGCATACTGTGTTCCGCGTCGAGTAGATCCTGAAATAGTAAAGGTGTATTAATATGTTACAGGCACTTATTGGGCCTATCGCTTCATTAGCCGGGACTTGGCTAGATGGTAAAGTGGAAAAAACTAAGGCTGAAGCTGCAACGAAAGTCGCAAAGGCCAAGGCTGAAGCGGTTATTATGGAAAAAAAGGCCACGGGTGAAATCGACTGGGACCTAGAAATGGCTAGGGGTAGCCAGACCTCTTGGAAAGACGAATGGCTTACTATTTTGTTTTCTATCCCATTAATCCTAGCTTTCATTCCGGGTATGGAAGAGGTAGTAGCAAATGGCTTTAACCAACTCAAAGCGATGCCGGAATGGTATCAATATTCTCTGGGGGTTATCGTTGCTGCCTCATTTGGGGTTCGTAGTGCTACTAAGTTTTTTGGAAAGAAATAACTATGAACAAAGAACAATTACGCGAAGAAATAGCCGAAGACGAGGGCTGTAAGTTTGAGGTGTATTTAGACCATCTTGGACTACCCACTTTCGGAATAGGAGCTTTGATTAAAGAGGGGGACCCTGAGTGTGGTCAGCCTGTCGGTACACCTGTCGATGAAGATCGTGTGCGTCAACGGTTTAATCTGGATATTGCAGTGACTATAGAAGACTGCAAGGTTCTGTATGACGACTTTGACGACTTGCCTGAAGAGTGTCAGCACATAATTGCAAACATGATGTTCAATATGGGCAGACCAAGACTTAGCAAGTTCAAAGGCATGAAGGCCGGTGTTGATGCTCGTGACTGGAACAAAGCGGCAGATGAGATGGTAGACAGCCGCTGGTACGATCAGGTAACCAACCGCGCCAAGCGTTTGGTAGCGCGTATGAGGGCGTTAGATAACTTGTGATATCTCCGAGGTGTGTTATAAGAACACCTAAGACTTAATGCGGAGATATCGGATTGGATGAAGTTTACTTTGCGGAGGCTGTTTTTCGCATAATAAAAGAACGGCGACAAGGCATTCAAGACTTGTTGATCTATGACAACGTCAAGAATATAGAGCAGTATCGTGAGCTCATGGGTAATTTAAAAGCCCTAGATCACGTGGAACAGGAACTCAAGAGCCTGCTAGACAAACAGGAGCGCAGTAATGACTGAAGCAAAAAGCGTTGATTTAAGTGCCGTATCCGAGGGAGTCGCTAACCTCGCAGAGGCTTACAAAGAGCCTACAGATAGGGTACTAGACCCCGAAGCTATCGGTGGTTCTCTCTTAGAAAGAATGCCGACTCCAACAGGATGGCGTATTCTTGTTCTTCCATACCGCGGAAAAGGCAAAACGGACGGTGGTATCTACCTTCCTGACGCGGTTGTGCAAGAGCAGACGGTTTCAACACAAGTCGGATATGTTCTCAAAGTAGGTGATTTAGCTTACTTGGACACCGAAAAGTTTCCTACGGGCCCTTGGTGCGCGGAAGGTGATTGGGTGATGTTTGCGCGTTACTCAGGATCTCGCTTCAAGATAGACGGCGGAGAAGTCAGAATACTCAACGATGATGAGGTTTTGGCAAAGATTTTGGAACCCGAAGATATTCTTCATTTCTAGGAGCAGGTGATGGCTGAAGCAGAAAAACAACAAATTGAATTAGACTTGGACGACGCACAAGAGACAGAGGTGAATCTTGAAGAGCAGCCCGCTGAGAGTAACGCGGTTGAGGTTACCGACGATCAGTTTGAGAAGGCCGAAAGTAATACGCAAAAACGCATTGACCGTTTGACCAAGAAAATGCGTGAGGCAGAGCGCCGCGAAGAAGAGGCGCTTCGGTATGCACAAAATGTGAAAACTGAAGCTGACCAGCTTAAAGATCGCATGAACACTCTCGACACTAATTATGTCAATGAATACACCAACCGGGTTACTACCCAGATGGGCACGGCAGAGCAAGAACTCGCTAGAGCCATTGAGATTGGTGATACGAATGGCGTTGTAGAAGCACAGCGCAAGATGACATCTTTAGCTATTGAGAATGATCGTGCCCAGCAAGCCAAAGTCCAGCAAGAGCGTTATGCTCAACAAGTGCAAGCTCAACAACAAGCTCAAGTCCAGCAGCCCATGCCGCAACAACAGCCGCGTCGCCCGGACCCCAAAGCAGAAGATTGGGCCTCAAGAAATGAATGGTTTGGATCTGACGAAGCCATGACTTATGCGGCTTTTGGTGTGCATAAAAAACTGGTGGAAAACGAAGGGTTTGACCCGCAGTCAGAAGACTACTATACTGAACTGGATAAGCGTATGCAGGAAGAGTTTCCGCATAAGCTCAAAAACGGTGGAAGTAGACGGCCCGCTCAGACCGTAGCTTCTGTATCCCGCACAACATCTGGGCGCAGTAGTGGGAAAAAGGTTAGACTCACCCCTAGCCAAGTTGCGATAGCAAAGAAATTGGGTGTGCCGCTTGAAGAGTACGCGAAATACGTGAAGGAGTAAGTTAGATGGCTGAAGAACAGAATGAAATGTTTGAAGGTACTGTAAAACGTACTTCCCGCGCAAACCAAACTAGGGAGAAGACGGCGCAGCGTAAGCCGTGGGCTCCCCCGTCTATGTTGGATGCACCGCCTGCACCGGATGGTTTTAAGCATCGTTGGATCAGGGCTGAAACCCGTGGTTTTGATGATACTAAAAACATTAGCGCAAAGCTGCGTGAAGGTTATGAGCTTGTTCGTAGGGACGAGTACCCAGACTTTGAGGCCCCGGTAATTGACTCAGGTAAATACGAGGGTGTGTTTGGAGTAGGTGGACTTATTCTTGCTCGCATACCAGATGAAACGGTTGCTGAGAGAAGTGCTTACTTTAACCAAAGAAGCAGTGATCAGATGCAAGCGGTAGACTCTGACATGATGAGAGAGAATGCACATTCAACTATGACGATTTCTAAAGCAGATCGTCAATCTCGTGTAACTTTTGGTGGTCCTCAGAGATGATGACTACCTATTTGTCAAATAGGAGCAACCAATGGCAAACATCCTAACAGGTGGATATGGCCTTCGTCCTATTGGTAAAACGGGCGGTAATCCCAATAACAACGCTACAACGATGTATGAGATTGCCAACAACTACACAACTGCTATCTACAACGGAGGCATCGTTATCCCGTTGTCTTCTGGCACCATTGCTATTTCCGATCAGGCTGTAGCTCCATTGGGTGTTCTAGGTGGTGTTGAGTACGTTGATTCCGTTACCGGTAAGACGACACACCTCAATTATTGGCCCGGATCAAACGCCGTAAGCGTTAACACCAGCTTTCCGGTGAAAGCTTACGTGTATGATGACCCCATGCAACTATATGTTGTGGCAGCAGATGGATCAAACACCGACCGGGCAACCGCGTTGGCAGATGTTTTCATCAACTGTGATATGGCAAGTGTTAATAATGGCAGCACAAATACTGGTAAATCAAGCGACATGCTTGATATCAGTACAGCGGCTACTACAAACACTTTGGATCTTCGTATCGTCGGCCTCTATGAAGAGG